CTAAATGCTAGTGTCGGTATCCAGAAGGTAGGAACACTTGAAGTAATTACTGAAGCTTTAAGATTTGCTATTGATGGACACCGCTCTGGTCTTGAGAAGCTACTACAAGATGCTCCCGAAGCAATAGTAGTAGTTAATGATGAGTCCGAAGCTGACCTCAATACAGCGAAAGACTAATACCTTGTTGCAATCTAGGCTAGTTTCTTCCCTAATCTTATCTAGTCTAGATTGTAACTTACATCAACACAGGAGATCTTTATGAACCAAACTGTCGGTTCTTTTGTAACTAAGTATGTACCCTGCCCAGATCAAGAAAATTGTGGCAGTAGTGATGCTTGTAGTATAAGAGCTGATGGTTCAGCTTTATGCTTTAGTTGTAAACAAAACTTTCCTAACTACAATAATTCCAAAGCTCATCGAGACTGGAGAAAGGAACAAGAAGAAGCTGAAAGAAACTCCGAACTAGGTCGCTCTGAAGATGGCTTGACCGCAATAACCAACATTAGAAATAGCAGTTACAACGAACTAACTGATAGAAACATCTCTCTTGAAATAGCTAAAAGATATCGAGTTAAATCTCAAGTTGATCAAGATAAAGGTGAAGAACAAGAAGGTAAAGTTTTAAAACACTTCTACCCTTATTTTAGAAAGGATAAATTGGTATTCCTTGTTACTCGTACAGTTAATGATAAATCTTTTAAAACTGCAGGATCTACTGAAAACTTAGAGCTTTTTGGTGAGCATCTATTTGGAAATGGAGGTAAGTCTTTAGTCATTACGGAAGGCGAATGTGATGCAATGGCGGCTTATGATATGCTTAACCAAAGAATCGCTTGTGTTTCTATTCGAGGCGGAGTTACTAATGCAGTTAAACACGTGAGAGAAAGAATAGAATTTATTGAAAAATTTGAGGAAGTAGTTTTCTGTTTTGATCAGGATAAGTATGGAACTAAAGTTACAGAAGAGGTAGCTCAACTGGTTATTGAGGAACTCATTGGAATAATAACTCCTAATAAAGTTAAAGTTATGTCGTTGCCGGGTGATTATAAAGATCCTAATGCTATGCTTTTAGATGATAGAAGGCATGATTTTGAAATCGCTCACAACGATGCACAAGCCTTTACTCCTGTCGGAGTCTATGAATTATATGGTAAGAAAGAAGAGTGGTTAAATAGAGGACACAAGCCTAGTGTTTCTTATCCTTGGCAGGGATTAAATAACAAACTAAGGGGCATGAGACTAGGAGAACTAGTAACTCTAACTGGCGGTACTGGACTTGGTAAGTCTTCAGTCACTAGAGAAATAGAGCATCATCTAATTAAAAAAACTACAGACAAAGTAGGAATTATTGCTTTAGAGGAAAACTGGGAGCGGACTGCTGATGGTATTGTATCCATTGAAGCTGATGCTAGACTCTACCTTAACGATGTTAGAGAAGCTATGGATAAAAAGGAACTATCGAAGGTGTTTGATAAAGCAATCCCTGAAGATAGAGTTTATATACATGCTCATCATGGAGTTACAAACATAAATGAAATTTTTCGTAAGCTGAAACATATTATTATAGCTAAAGAATGCAAGTGGTTAATTGTAGACCACCTACACATGATGATAAATGTTTTAAAAGAAGAAGATGAAAGACGTGGTATTGATACTCTAATGAATAAACTTCGAAGTCTGGTAGAAGAAACTGGAATAGGAATGATACTCGTTGCGCATCTAAGGAGGGCGCAGGGGGATAAAGGACATGAGAATGGTGTTCAGGTATCTCTTGCTCACTTAAAAGGCTCTCAAGGTATAGCACAACTATCTGATTGTGTGATCGCACTCGAACGAAACCAACAAGCAGATAATTCAGAGGAAGCTAACACAACACAATTACGAGTATTAAAGTCTAGGTATACTGGAGATACTGGTCTAGCTTGTGGATTAAAATATGATCCAGAAACAGGTAGACTTACTGAACTTGGTACAGGTGAGGAGTTTTAAATGTCCAATATTCTTTTTGATATTGAAGCCAATGGTTTACTTCGTAAGAGTAAAGATAGAACGTGGAATGAGGAGTTAAAAAAGTTCGAGAAGGGAGTCATCCCAAAAGCCACAACGCTATGGTGCATAGTAGCTAAAGATCTAGAGACTAGAAAGATCTATAAGTTTACTCCTGATGAGTTAGAAGAAGGAATAAAATTTTTACAGAATGCTGAAACTTTAGTTGGACATAACATCATAGGCTATGATATCCCTTTGATAGAAGAACTATATAATATTAAACTTACTAATAAAGTTATTGATACGTTAGTGCTATCTAGATTATTTAATCCACAACGAGAAGGAGGACATAGCTTAGAAGCTTGGGGGCATAGACTTGAATTTAAGAAAGCTGATCAGCCAGACTTTGATGAGTATAGTGAAGAGATGTTAGAGTATTGTGTTGTAGATGTTAATGTTAATGAAAAAGTATATCAACAACTACAAAGAGAACAAGCTGAAGATCTATTTGGAGTAGGGTTTCAACAACAGTCTATTGACTTAGAACATGCGGTTGCTAGGATTATGTTTGCACAGGAACAGAACGGATTTATGTTGAACGAGAGTAAAGTGAGTAGCCTTCTCAATCAATTTAAAGATGAACTGAGTAGAATAGAAAAGAAAGTCAGAGAAACTTTTCCTCCTATAAAGGTTGAGCATAAACTTGTGACACCTTATATTAAGAAAGATGGTACTCTATCTAAAAGAGGATTGAACGATGATGAGTATGCTGAGCTTCTCATAAGTGGAGATACAGAACCTTTCATGAGAATGAAGGAGCAAGAATTTAATTTAGGTAGTCGCCAACAGATAGGTGAAAGACTGATGGAACTAGGATGGAAACCTAAACGATTTTCAAAAGTTACACAACAGCCCACGATAGATGAGTTAGCTATAGAAAGCATGAATAAATTTAAAGAGGGTGCTTTGATAGGAGAGTATTTAGTTTTTCAAAAGAGAGTATCTCAGATTCAATCTTGGCTTGATTGTTTATATGAACCAGATTATAGTAAGAAGATGTATGAGTCAGATAGAGTGCATGGCTATGTTAATCCTAATGGAGCTGTTACTGGCAGGATGACACATAGTAATCCTAATATGGCTCAAGTACCTAGTGTCTCTTCACCTTTTGGTACAGAATGTAGGTCTTGTTGGATTGTACCAGAAGGTTACAAGTTAGTTGGAATTGATGCTAGTGGTTTAGAAATTAGAATATTAGCCCATTATATGAAAGATAAGGAGTACGTCAATGAAATTATCAATGGAGATATCCACACAACAAATCAAAAGCTTGCAGGAATTAAATCAAGAGATCAGGCGAAAACTTTCATCTATGCCTTTGTATACGGAGCAGGAGCTATTAAGCTTTCGAAAATCCTTGAAACGAACGAGGCGCAGGGCAAGGAAATTGCAACACGCTTCCTCCGCAATTTACCATCACTTAAATCTCTTAGAGAAAGAGCTGAACATACTGCAAGGTCACGAAAATACTTGAAAGGATTAGATGGTAGAAAGGTTGCCGTTCGTCAAACTAAATCCTTTCCTTCTAATGCATTAAATACTTTAGTGCAAAGTGCAGGGGCGGTTGTTATGAAACAAGCTCTAATATTTTTAGATCAGTATATTAAAAATGAAGGTCTTGATGCTAAGTTTGTAGGTAATATACATGATGAGTGGCAACTAGAAGTTAAAGATACAGATGCAGATAAGGTAGGACAGCTTGGTGTAATTGCTTTACAGAAAGCAGGAGAACATTTTAATTTATTTTGTCCTTTAGATGGCGAATACAAGATAGGAGATAACTGGAGTGAAACTCACTAAGGAGATTAACTATGACTAAAGCAAAAGTGGATCCAGAAGGAAACAGACTTTATCCTATTGAACAATCTCCTAATAGAAAAGGAGATATTGCTGAACACTATGTAATGATCTGGCTTTGGGAACAAGGGTATGAAGTTTTTATAAATGCAGGATGTTCAGGTTCTGTTGATCTTATAGCTAAAAAAGATGGTAAGGTTATATTGATAGATGTAAAGACTCGTCAAACAAGAAACGATAGACCTCCCCATGTTTATAGTGAAGTTACTGCATCTAGGACTAAAGAACAAAAGGATGAAGGTGTTCAAATAGTAGCTTTTCATCCTATCACAAAAAAGTGTCATTTTATGAAACACAAGGACTAATATGAAAAAGAAACTTAATACAGTAGTAGAAGATATCTATGCTTCGATAGAAGATTTAGGTAAAGGTAAGCCTATCAAAGTTAGTG